CTGTGTTCCCTACTTATGCAAAATGGGAAGGAAATAAACCGTTAGAAGTTATCACTTTTAACAAGATTGGCAATAACGGTAAATCTTACTCATTTAAAAGTCAAGATTGGGTAAGATTTTTGGGTTGGTATATTTCAGAAGGTTCTCGCAGGAATAGTTTAAAGGGTGGATATAGGATATATATTTCCCAAAAGAACGAGGAAGGTAGAAACGAAATTCGTGACCTTCTTGATAAAATGGCGATTAATTATTATGAAGGCAATGAAGATTTTGTTTTAGCTTCAAAACCAATATGCGAATATTTGGGGAAATTTGGCATTAAAGCAGATTGTAAAGAACTAACGCCTGAGTTAAAAACACTGGATATTGAACACTTGGAAATACTATTGGATTCCTTGGTAGCAGGGGATGGAACTTGGTATAAACGGGGCTATCAAGGCCATTTTGTTTCGTCCTCAAAAAAACTTGCTGATGATGTTATGGAAATTGCTATAAAATGCGGATATCGGGCAAGTATTACCGAACAACAAGGTAATGATGAAAAAAGTCCGTATGGAACTAAGCCAAGATACCATGTTTCTCTTTATAACAAACAAGGGGATACCCGGACAAGGAATATTAAACGTGAGAAATATTGTGGGGATGTTTATTGCTTAACCGTCCCCCCACACCACACTGTTCTCATTAGACACAAGGGTAAAACAATGTGGACAGGGCAGTCTCAACAATTCGATATTTTACTGTTTGACGAAATGACGCAGTTTAGCGGCACTCAAATAAGATATTTATTATCCCGAAATAGGGCCACAAAAAATGGAGTAGTTCCATTTACGGCAGGGGCAACAAACCCTGGCGGAATAGGGCATTTATTTTTCAAGGAACAATTTGTAGACCCTGGTGAACCGGAACAAGTTCATGATGTTGAAGTTGAACCGGGTATATTTGAGAAACATATCTTTGTTCCTGCGAGGTTAGAGGATAACCAAATACTAGAACGCCGTGACCCTGGATACAGAGCTAAGTTAGAAGCACAACCAGAAGAAGTAAGAAGGGCCTTGTTGTATGGCGATTTTGATGTATATAGCGGTAGGTTTTTTACGGAATACGATAAGCGCATTCACGTTATTCCTTCCTTCCAAATCCCCGTATGGTGGAAGAGGGCAAGGAGTCTTGACTATGGACTTGATATGACCGCCTGTATCTGGTGGGCAATATCTGATTCCGGTCAATGCTACGCATATAGGGAATTGCATCAACCAGGATTAAATTTGACAATGGCGGCAAAGAAGATAGTCGAAATGACCCCGGCAGACGAGCATATATCATACACTACCGCTTCCCCTGATTTATGGAATCGTCGGCAAGAGACGGGGGCCTCGGGCATGGAATTGATGTCAAAGGCCGGTCTTAAGGGGTTAGTGAAGGCTAGGCATGATAGGATACAGGGTTGGAGGGTCATGAGGGAACATTTGCAACCCTACGAGATAATTAGCGAAGATGGCGGGGTTATTCTTGACGAATACGGTAATTCAAAGAAAATGGCACAGATGCAGATATTTGAGAACTGCAAAAACATGATTAAATATATCCCATTATTGCAACATGACGAACACAATGTGGAGGACGCATCCAATACACCACACATCGTTTCGCATATTAATGAAAGTTGTTTAACTGGTGATACCATAGTAAATACCGTTGATGGTGATATTCCAATTAAAGAACTGGTTGGCAAAAGCGGTCAAGTTTATTGTTTCAACCTTCAAAATAATTCCCCTGTTATTGGGGAATTTTCTTTTGTCCATCTTGCCCGGTCAAATGCAGAGATATATGAGGTTGAACTAGAAGATGGGCGGATATTTAAAGGTACACCTGATCACAAGGTATTAACTCAATGCGGGTGGAGGGAAATTCAGTATTTGTTACCGGGTGATGATATTGTCGAAATCGGTTTACCGCAAGGGGGGATTTAATGTCACAAATAATTATTTATGATGACATAAGCTTCTATCAATGTGCAAACGGATATTATTCCAATGGGCGGGCACAAAGACTACACCGTTATAAATGGGAAAAAGAAAAAGGACCCATCCTACCGGGTTATCATATTCATCATAAAGATGAAAATAAAGATAACAACGAACTAGATAACTATGAAATGTTGCCAGGTAAAGAGCATCTTAGTTTACATGGTAAAAGTCCTGAACACATTAAAACGTTGTTGAAATACGGAGAGATGGGTCGCAAACTTGCGGAAGAATGGCATCATTCTAAAGAAGCAAGTGAATTTTCTAAACAAAATTGGCCCAACTCTCTTGGATTGCATATGAACAAGAAAATAATAAAACAATGTGAACATTGTGGAAAAGACTTTGAAACAATAGAAATGTTTACTAACCACGATAAATGGTGTGGCAACAACTGTAAATCAAAGGCAAGGCGGGCCAGTGGAATTGATAACATAACCAAAACTTGCGTTGTGTGTGGAAAAGAGTTTTTGGGCAATAAATATGAAAAAACACAAACGTGTTCAAGAAAGTGTGGTTCAGAATTAAGTCGAATAAAGAGAACCGGGGTTAAACAGCCTTCTAGGAGAGTGGTGTCACATGGTTAGGGTAAAATCAGTTTCCTTTGCAGGAACAGAGGATACATACGACTTGACTGTAAGGGACCATCACAACTTTAGCATTTGCGGTGGTCTTATTGTTCATAACTGCAGATATTTCTGTATGTCCCGCCACCCCGAGTATTCGCGCCAAGAGCAGTTATTATTTCCTAAAGGCACGTCCGCGGCTGATGCCGAGCGTATCCGCACGAACATGGACTTCGCCAAGGTGTACGCCAAGATGCAGAATCAACAGCAGATAAGAGGAGGGTGGTGATCAAATGTTTAAATGGTTTTTAGCCGAAAGTAAAAGCTATATGAATTATGGCAAGAGTTATCCAAAGTGGAAGTTTTGGTTACGTTTCCCAGTAGCCTATATTAGATTTAGTTATTATCTAGCAATTAATTAGCCCCGCAACCATCCGGTAATTCCGGTAAGTTGACGGGGTTTATTTATGAGTAAAAATAAGGAGGAATTGGAATGTCGAAATGCGACAAGTGTATTCACGATGGAGTTTGTTCCCTAAAGGAAAAATATAACGGGTTGGTTGAAAGATTGAAAAATGAGTTTGATTTTTCGGAACAAAATGAGCCTTTTAATATAGTGGTGGATTGCCGAAAATATACCAACAAGGTGCAGTGTTATCCGTATTCTCCGTACTACTACCAGCAACAACAGTGTTATCCGTATCCTGTTACTTGTAACCAATACAAATATATTTAACCCTGCTTCGGCGGGGTTTTTCTTTTGAAGGCAGGTGAATAGGTGAATAAATTAATAATAACCAATCTATTCCAAAAAGAAGTGACAGAGCATTTAGCGTTGTTAGGTGAACACCATTTACAAAGCAAGGGAATAAAACCGGACTCAGAAATTAAACAGGAATATTTTTATATGTTAGAAGCTGCATTTATGGCAGGAGTGAGGATTGAGAGAGTTTTAAGAGATATAGAATAAATAACCATACCGCTACGGCGGTTATTTTTATTGCCCAAAAGTAAAGGCAGGTGAAGTTTATTGAGTCTATTAGACACCCTAATGCGACCCGTAAAGGCGGTGAGAAAGAAATTGGCAGAACGCAAACAGACCAAAATGGCAGAGGACAAAAAGACCGAGTTAATCGATAAATGGAAGATTCAGTTTGAGTCCGACAGAAGGGCTAAGAGTCCTATAGATTCGGAAATAAACGAAAACGAAGAATATTATCAGGGCAAACGCACCTTCGGCAATCTCCGTGACGAAGGCTACAACCAAAGCCGCGAAGTTCGGACAGTCATTAATCTAGTGCGTACACCCATCGAAGCCCTTATTGACCTATCCGTACCTCAACCCGACCTGTCAGCAGTAGCCCGAGACGATGAATACGCAGTTAAAGTGATGAACAGATATGTTGATTATGTCTGTAAGTCGCAGGACTTAGAGGAAATCAACCTAGAGAATGAGCGCAGAGTCAAGAAGTTCGGCGGCGCGTTCTACAAAGTGCATTGGAATAACGCCATCAAATACGGCTCGTATGTGGGCGATATAGAGATAAGTAATCCTCATCCGAAGCATATTATTCCGAACGCTGGCTGTATCAGTATGGATGCTATGGAGCATTACCATCATGTGATTAATCAGACCCAGAAATATACGCTTCGTCGGTGGAAGGGTGTAACTAAAGAGGACTTGGAAGATAAAGCAATCCTCTACACCGAGTATGACGAACTGGCAGATGGAACCAATAAGGTTACGGTTGACGGAACCACAACGTCAAGCTCCAATGAGTCTGGTTTAAAGCGATATACCATTATCGAAACGTCATACTTAGACGATGATGGCGATATGGGCAAGCTCTGGTGGTCTGGTGAGTTACTGCTTGACCATACCCCAAAGTTCTATTGGCACAGGGATGATAATGGCGAACCTACCGATGTTGAGATATTGGAATTAGGAACATTAATCAGAACCGGCATAGATGACGCAGGGCAGCCGATAATGAAGGCAATCGAGGAAATATCTACCGACACTGATATGCAGGTGCTTGATGATACCGGCAAGGTAATAGGCATTAAAGTGGACTATTACATACCTACCGGCTGGGATATAATCTATCAGCCTTACCTGCCTAAAGACTTA